GGGAGTAAGGCGCGTACTCAATGTAAGGCTTGCACCCGGCCAACGTTATTACCTGAAAATGTTAAGGCATTAAATTTATATAACGATTGTTCTACCCAATGGAATATAAATGCTAATGGCTTTTTAGTTGGGTTGAATTACCAAGGCGTTGAAAGCGTTATGCGGCTGCAAAGCGTAAAAGAAAATGAGAAACCTTTTTTATTTTCTCAATTGCAGGTATTAGAAACCGCCACGATAAATGAGCGAAATAATAAAACAAAAACATGACAACGCAAACCGACACATTAAAGATAAAATTAACCACCACTGGAAAAGGTAAGGTTCGCGCAAGCTTAGCCGGTGTTGAGCGGGATCTTGGTGGTGTTGCCGGCGGTGCGAATAAAACAAAAAAATCTATTGGCGGCCTGCAAAGCGCCATTGCTTTATTAACAACAACGGCCGCCGCTGGGTTTTTAGTAAAAACAATTATTGAGTTTGAAAAATTAGAGGCCAGTTTACGTACTGTTACCGGTAGTACCGCTATCGCTAATAAAACATTTTCCGAATTACAGGTATTTGCGCAAGAAACTCCAAGCCAGCTTAGCGATGTTGTTGGTGCATTTATTAAGTTAAAAGCTTTAGGCTTAGATCCCAGTATTGAATCTTTACGTTCGTATGGCAACACAGCGGCCGCCATGGGTAAAGATTTAAATCAATTCATTGAGGCCGTGGCCGATGCATCAACCGGCGAATTCGAGCGGTTAAAAGAATTTGGTATTCGCGCTCGACAGCAGGGCGACCAAGTTAGCTTTACCTTCCAGGGTGTAACCACAACGGTACAAAAATCATCGGCGCAAATTGAGGGGTATTTAAAGGCTATTGGCGACACCACATTTGCTGGCGCGCTTACCGACCAGATGAATACATTGGGCGGCAGCTTTTCAAACTTCCAAGATTCAGTAAGTGCGTTAGCAAAAAAAATTGGTGAGTCGGGGGTTAGTGATGCAATAAAAAGCATAACAGATGCCAGTGCGGACCTAATACGAACAATGGCAGGCGTACCGAAGCCCATCGATGATTTACGAAAAAAATTAACCGCACTCCAAGCCGCCGAGTTTAACACGCCCACTAAAGTGTATCGACCAGGTAGGAGCACGGCGGTTAATACCAGTCGATTAATAAACGATGTTAAAGACGATATTCGTGATGCACTTATTGCCACTGGTGGCCCCGAAGGATTACGAACGCAAATTGATTTACTCGACGAAAAAATAGCCGAAATTGAATTTAAAATTGCTAATGTTGGTATTAACCGCAAACCTTTAGCCGGACTAAATCGACGGCTAGATAGCTTTAACGAACTCGCTAGAAATGCAAGAGATACATTAGCCGAGCTTGAATTAACCGCACCAGAGCAACAACCAGGTAATGCACCAAGCCCCGCTGCAGATAACAAAGCAGAAAAAGAAAAACAGCGCAGAGAAAAAGAAAGGCAGGGCTACCTAGATAATTTAGCACGCCGATTTAATGCATTGCAATTAAGTTTAAGTGATGAAACCGCATTAATTAATAATGAAGAACAAACCCGTATTAATTTATTAAATGAGTATAGAGAAAACCATATTTTAGCCGAAGGCGAATATCAATTTAGGTTAACGCAAATACAAGATGATGCCAGTAAAAAACGTACTGCATTAGTTGAAGCGGAACAACAAGAAAAATTTAATATAACAGCGGGTATATTTCAAAACCTCACCTCTTTAATGGGTAGTCAGAGTAAAAAGCAATTTGAAATTGGAAAAAAATCAGCTTTGGCAGGAGCGTTAATACAAGGTTACGCTGCAGTTGTTGCCAGCTTTAAATCTGGAGCCGAGACTGGCGGATATCCGCTTGCGGTAGCGTATGCCGCAAGTGCCACCGTTGCCGTTAAAGCTCAAATAGATGCGATCAAGCGCCAACAATTTAGTGGCGGTGGCACCATCCCGTCTATAAGCGGCGGCAACAATGGCCAAGGCACTCAGCCAGCAAGTACACCGCCCGTTGATCCAACGGCACAAAGTGGTGCCACGCAAGTGGTGGTTCAAGTTATTGGACCGAGTTATGGGTACGACGATTTTGATGAGCGCATTGTTGGCGCAGTGCGTACTGCCGTGGGTAATGATGTTGAGCTGGTACCGGCCGACTCGCGCAATGGCTTAGAGCTAATAGAGGCGGCTAACGCATGAGCAATATTAATTACATTGCTAAACGCAGTATTGTGCCGGTTGTATTTTTTATTTCCCAGAGTACTGTTTCCGCATCGAGCGTTGATAACTCATTTAACGATTCAACCAATGATTTAAGCGGGTTAAGTGCTAATGAATGGGTTTATGTTACTGGCTTTGCTAACACAGAAAACAATGGATGGCATCAACTTTTAAGTGACAGTACCGCGAATAAAATTATTATTAATACCGATACCGCGCTTGTAACGGAGGCAGCCGGAAATGCTGTTACATTGCAGGGTTACTTGCATGGTTTAAATGTAAGTTATGATTTGGATTTTGATTTACAACGATATACTCCACAACCCAAAGAAATTAAAACCACCATTACAGCAAAAGGCGGTAATCGCTCGACGCTTTATGATAGAACCGATAATTTTTACGATTGCCAAACCAGCTACATCAATGAAAGCGAATTACCTTTATGGGATGAATTTTTTGCTAGTGTTGCCGCGGGTGAAGGCTTTATTTTTGATGCTTACGGCACAAGTGGCACACCCAATAACCCGGTTAGCGTAGAGATTGATGGTGCTTATGCATACCAGCGTGTCGGTACTACGGGTAAATTTTACATTAGCTTTAGAGTGAAAATATAATGCGTACCGATTCGGCCGCATTTACGTTATTAAATGATTCGCCCAATAAAGATCCACGCTATGTTGTGGAAGTGGCGTTTGACACCGCTAATACCGATTTACATTATTATACTTCGCATAATGATACCGCCACACCCACCGGGGCAGTGGTTACAAAAAACGTTATTCGTAATATTGATGTGGTTAGCCAGCAAATAAGCCCACGCAAAGGCAATGCCAGTATTGGTTCGATTAGCTTTGATTTGCTTGATAAAAACGATGCGGTGCGTAACTTACAATTTACAAAGCTAGCGCTTGGTAAAAGCCAAAAAAATATGCGTGCACGCGTTTATGTTGGTTACGAGGGTTTAGCCTGGGCAGATTACACGTTAGTACAAACACAATTAATACAAAGCGTTACCTACAACAACAAAACGTATAAGTTTAAATGCGCTGATGTTCAGCGTGAAGCCAGAAAAGACTTATTTGATTTAGCAACTACCACTCTTAGTGCGGGTATTGATGAAGCTCAATTATTAATACCTGTTTATAGTATTACAAACTTTAACCTGGTGTCGCATGGCTCAAGTTATAGTGATGCACCTAATACCAGCGTTTTGTATTTAAAAATAGAAAACGAAGTTGTACGGTGTACCGGTACAACAACCGATGGTACGTTGGGTTTAGTTTTTATTGCTGATCAACGCGGCGCACTTAATACTAAGGCCGTGGCACATACCGTTGACGATACCGCAAGTGCTGAGCGACGAACCAAGGTAACGGAGTATGTTTACCTAGAAATGCCAGCGGTTAAATTAGCGTTGGCCTTGTTAACCGGTGAGCTGTATGGCCAAGCAGCGACATTGTCGGAAAGCTGGCATTTAGGTATTGATAGTGCCTATGTAAAAGAATCAGACTTTATAAATATAAAGTCTGATTTATGGGATCCCACTGATGATACCGTTGGTAATTTAGTGCGCTTTGAAGGCTTAAAGAAAACCGACGGTAAAAAGTTTTTAGAAAAAGAACTCATGTTGGAGCTAGGCACCTTTATGCCAATAGGTAGTGATGGTGCGCTTGGTTTACGGCGAATGACTCAAATACTCGCCGACGCGGATTACATAGTACAACTTGATGAAACAAATGTTGTTTCACACGGTGAGCTACTCCACGATATGAAGCAAGTACAAAACCATTTGCAAATTGCCTGGAATGTAAACCCACAAACAAATAAACCGACACGCCATAATATATTATTAGACGCAAAGAGCATTGCGCAACATGGTGAAAGTAAACCGTTAAAACTTCAATTTAATGGTTTGCACGGTAGTCGCTTTAGTTCAAGCCAACTTGGTACATTGTTTGATTCATTACGTGATCGATTTTCTGGGCCACCACTAACACTTTCTATTACTGTTACACCTGAACTAAATACATTAGAAGTGGGTGATGTGGTACGCGTAAAGCTTGACAGCATTAATGATTTTATAACCGGTTCAACTATCGATAGATCGTTTGAAGTACAGCAAGTAAAGAATAATTGGTTTACCGGCAATATAAATTTAACATTATTTGCTAGCTCGCAAAGCAGTGAAGCCACCGCGTACGATACTGTACCGGCGGTATTAAATGATGCCTACTATATTAGCCAAGGCAACGATCTTGCAAGCTATGTTGGTGGTGGTTATAACGCTGCAAACCACTTTAACTTGATTACCAGTGTTGGGCATATTACAAGCGATTGCACGTTAACCGGTGGTAGCAATTTAAACTCAGCGACCAATATATTTTATTATGATGGTGACTTGCAAATTGATGATGGCGTTACCGTTACATTAAAAGATAATGTTCAGTTACGCGTTAAAGGTTTTTTAACCATTAACGGTGTTTTAAATGGTAAGGGCGAAGGATTAGCAGCCGGCGGTACGGTTGGTTATGTTGGTATTACAGAAGCGCAAGGCGGCTTGCATTACTTTAATAGTGGTGGTTTTTCTATCACGCGGCGATTTACATCAAGCCGCCAGCCAATATATCAAAGCAGTATAAATTCAATTGAAGTATTTAACCTGGTTAATGGTGGCAGCTCTCTTTCTGGTTTACCTAACTCATTATTAGGCACCTCAGGTAATAGTGGTGGCAACTTCACCACCAAAACCGCAGGCGGTGGCACTTCAATTATCGCAAGTGGTGGCGGCGGCGGTAATGGAGGGGCAGGCCTAACCACAATTACTCGAGGCGTTTCGTTCGGTGCGAATGGCAGAGTCATTACAAGTGGTAACGATGGTGCGCAAGGAAGCAGCGGACAAGGCGGTGGCGCTAACGCTGATTTTGTTGGTTACTCAGGGTCGGGCGGTGGTGGTAGTGCAGGTTGTTGGCTTTGTTTATTGGATGGTTATAACGCCAATATACCGCAATTAACAAATACATTTATTGCAGTACGCGGTAATAACCCATTAGTTGGCTCGCGCATTAATTCGCCTGACACACGAGCTAATTTGGGTAGCTTTCAATCAAGTTATTACCAGGGCTTACCCGGTAAAGACGTTGCAACAAGTCGCGTGCGTGTACAATTTATTCCAGCTAACGCGGTTATTGAGGTTGACCCCGATCAAGGAGAAATAATTAAACCAACATTATTAACGATTAATTCAGGTACAAACGAATTATTTATAAATAGTGATGGCGGTATTATTACTCGCGCACGTTTAAGTTGGGCCGCCACAACGGATCCCCGTGTTGTTGGTTATGAAACGGAATATAAACCTAGTAGTAGTTTGGTTTGGTATCCGGGCCCAACTAATTTAGGAGTAGGATCAACTGAAACTTATATAAGTAATTTAAAGGCAAATACCCCTTATGATTTTAGAGTGCGCGCCGCCGATAACATTCGCAATACATCCGATTGGGTGCAATCACTTAATCATTTGGTGTTAGGTAAAAGCGAGCCACCCGAAGATGTTGCTGGATTTAGCGTTTTACAAAATGGCGAGGCAGCCGTTATAAAATGGATTGCGGTAAGCGACACCGATTTAGCCGGCTACGACATTCGCTATGGTCCACAAGATGCAAACGACTTTAATAACGCCACACCATTAACAACAATAACCAAAGGCACTAATGTTACAAGCGCCGACATTGCAAGTGGTGATTGGCGCTTTTATATTAAAGCGGTTGATACGAGTGGTAACGTTTCTGTTAATGCCGCTAGCTTTGATATGAGCTTTGTTTCTAGTTTCGATATTATTTACCAAAACAATGAAGCACCCGAATGGCCTGGCACCTTAACCAATTTTATAAAACATTATACGGGTGTGCTCATACCTGATAGCACTGACACCGATAGCACCGCCGATGATGTTATGGATGTTTTTATAAAAAACCCGTATGCCGATTGCTATTATGAAACATTAGAAATTGATAGTGATTATGACGATGATGTGCGTGTATGGGGTGACATTATTAGTGTACTTGGGCCAACGGAAACAGGTGTTGCCGACCCCACCTTACAAATAGATCACCGACTTAATGCTGGCAGCTATGACGGCTACGAACCATGGAGTGTTGGCGTTGTTACAGCACGCTTTATAAAGCACCGTTTACACTTAGATACGACTAAAGGTGTTGCCATTATTCAGCAGTTTAACCCAACCGTTGATTTGCTTGAATGGAGTCAACGAGGTGCAAACATAATTGTACCTGCAAGTGGTTTAACCATTAGTTACCCTAAGCCTTTTCACATACCACCATTAGTAAAGGTTTTAGTGCAAGCAGGCAGCGCCTTATTTGTTACACGTGAAACCATAACCGAAAGCAGTTTTTTAGTGCATGTTTGGGATACAAGCGGTGCCGAAGTGGGTGGCACTATTGATTGGGAAGCCACCGGCGTTTAATTGAATTAATAAAAATAGGAGTAATTTATTATGAGCTTTACAAAACCAACACAACCAAACGTGGCAGTGGATACGCCGGCACAATATAAAGCAAATATTGATGGCTCAATTAATACGATATTAAACAGCGTATATGGCAATACTATAATTTCCACTACCGGAACAAGTAGTGCGTATGAAGCCAATGTTGGATTGACTGCATTCACAAACAATCAAGTTATAAAGGTGGTTATACATACAGATAATGCAAAGGCCGGTTGCACAATAAACTTTGATAGCCTGGGTGCAAAATCAATAAAAACATTAGCCGGACTAAATCCATTGAACGGTGCTTTAAAAGCAGGCATGGTTGCAAAATTAATGTACGACGGTGTGAACATGGTTTTATTAAATCCACATCAATCATTTCATGGTGCGATGATTGCCGAAACGGCGGGGGCAGCGCAATCAATACCAAATCTCACTACCACAAAAGTTACTTTTGATACATCTGTGTATGACACAGATGGAATTGTTGATACTGTAAATAATGAATTAGTGGTTCCTGATGGGGTAACAAAAGTTAGGTTTTATGCAAAGGTTGATTTTTTTACGAATGACACAACAGTTGGATATAGAGAGAGCTTCATCCGTCGACTAATTTATTCCGTCGATTTTTATGGTAGTGCTCATCAGAGGCATGTAAAACCCGCAACAGCTTTCATGGGACCATCCTTTAATAATGTTTCAGCAGTAGTGCTTGTCGCTCCGGGAGATATCTTTGACGTTGCAGTATCCCAAAACTCTGGCGGCGCCGTTAATGTTTTTGGTGGCCGCTATTTTGCGATGGAGATAATAGAATAATGAGCGCCTTCACAACCCCATTGATTTTAAAAATGCTACCGAACGAACGGTTCGAGGTAGCGCAAGCATTTACCTATCATATTGGGGAGCTTGGTAGCGGTAATATAATTAACGTGCCGAAAGGATTTGTAACCGACCTTACCAGTGTGCCACGATTGTTATGGCCAGTTTTACCGCCACATGGTTTTTACGGCAAAGCTGCAGTATTGCATGACTACCTATATGTTAACGGATTAAAAACAAAAGCGATTGCCGATAATATTTTTTTAGAAGCCATGACAGTATTAAATATCCCGAAATATAAACGCATAATAATGTACAAAGGCGTGCATTATTTTGGTAGAGGAAGCTACAGCCAATGAAACACGCGTTTCAGTGTTATAAATACGGATAACGATAAAATAAATAAATGAAAATATTATTTACATTGTTATTAATGCTTATTGCTACGCCTGCGAATGCAGAAGGATGGTATGCAACGGCGGGTATTGCTGTGCATTCAAACCATGATACCATCGGCTATGAGGGTAAAGGGGTAGAATTTAATACTGATAAGCCGCTTGGCGTTGTTGATTTTGGTTATAACCACAAAGGTCTGTTAATCGGTATTGAGCATATCAGTTCAATACCCAACAAAAGAGATCGCGGCATTAACTTGTTATTCCTTAAGGTTACGCTATTTTAAAAAGTTCCAGCTTTAAATACAATTAATATCTGGCACTGTATCGGACG